AACGCCCGGGCGTTCAATTTTCGATTCTGCCTGCCTGCGCAGCTCTTCCGGCGAATAAACCCTTTGAACGACTTTACCGTCTTTAAACTGCCAGCAGCATGAATATCAGCGCGACGGTTTTCATCCGTATCAGGCAACTCTGCAACGCTCTGGCCAGCAGGCCACAGCCCGGAAACATCACGCGTAATACACGTAATAACATCGTTATCGTCGTAGGTAATTTTCAGCGTGTCTGCTGAAAATAATTGCTGGCACCCATACCAGTCCTGACCATCCTCTGATTTAAGATACGCCGCATCGGCGAATAATGTGTCATCTGGTTCCGGTGCATACGGAATGAAATTTTTAATATTTAAAAACTGTTTGTTCTTTTTATTTTTTTTCCGCTGTCATAATTATTCCTTCTTATACACTTGGGGCTGTCACCCACGTATCACCAACCAGATACTGAATGGGACGTTGTCACCCGAATAGTCATCGCGCCACGCACTCCCATTACCTCAATCACTGCGCCAGCGAGACAGATATTACCGCAGCCAGTATCCGTGATGATTTTGTTATAAGCGTAAGACCAAGAGCCACGACACATCCAGTAAGGGTGATTGAATGCGCCCTGAGACTCCAGCCAGACGATAAACTCCGCCGTCGTCCACGGATTATCATCACAGCCGATAATAACTGCGCCATCAAACGCTCGCGCGGCACCGATACGACGCACAAACAAATCCTTGTCCGGAATATCGCCGCCATTCTGTGATTTTTGTAATGCATCGGCGGCACGACTTATGGTTTCTCGCAAACCAACGTATTCGATAAGACCGTCAACACTTTTTCCTGACAGCGCCGTCAGGGTTTCGTCCAGCGGCTGCTTGCCCGCCAGTTTATTCAGTACCGTGGTGGCAAAGTTCGGATCATTTCCCAACGCGTCAGCCAGTTCCTGCAGGGTGTCCAGTGGCTCCAGTACGGAACCAACCAGCGCGGCAATCAGTTTGCGGACAAACTCCGCGTTTGTTGTCTGAAGCCCTTTAGCATCGCCTGGCGGCGTCGGTGTGGTCGGCGTTCCAGTGAATGCCGGGCTGTCCAGCGGCGCTTTGGTCCGTACCTCACCCATAACGGTTTTTACCGCCTTTGGTGTGGCCGCCAGCGCTTCGCTGTCACTGTCCGTGGCACTGCTTAATTTAACGATACCTTTTTTCGTCAGGCTTGCATCTTCCAGGGAAATCACGTCTGCGATATCCTCGGCCCGTTTCGCGGCCTCTTCGGCTCAGGTTGCCAATTCTCCGGCTGCAGCTCTGCTTTGCGCTGCCAGTGATGCGCTGGTATCAGATGCGGCGGCGTGGGTGGATGCCTCCGATGCTGATGACTAGGCGGCTGCCGCCGTTCTGGCTGTGTCAGCCGACGCCGCGCTGGCTGATGCCTCCCCGGCTTTTGTGGTCGCCGTACCTGAGCTGCTCTCCGCAGATGCTGCGGATGAAGCTGCCGACCAAAATTCCCCTTGAAAACCAGCCTGTCAGGGCTGGTTTTTTTATGCCTACAATTAAAAAGTTAGCTGATGCCAGAGACGTTATTTTGCATGAACTGATTTTGCATGAACTGATTGGACATCTTTCCTGTGCAGTGGTCACAGTAAAGTCAATGCAGGCAACTAACGTAAACCATGTTTGTACTAAAACAGAAAAAGCGCATCTACACCCTATACTGGAAAAAATGTTTGCAGTGGCAGGTAAATGAGTAAGCAATCTGTCGCAGCAATAATAAAACGTTCTGGTAAGGTAAACGGCCTACCACGCCTTTGTCGCTAACAATTAGCCTCCCTGTCGCCATAGGGTCGATAACGATCGGCTATTCACAACACGTTTTGTAGACAACGTACGGTGATTAATTACTCCTTCAGCCAGCAACTCGCTAATTGTTATTCAACTTCAGAAATTATAACTAATTGAAGCACCTACAAAATTATGCCCTGAATTTTTATCCGTAAGTGATCCATTCGAGAAATGCCGGATATAAGCTTCTGTAGAAAAAGCCCCAAAGTTCCAGCCAAGAAACGCTTTTTCTCCAAAGGTAAATGCAGAATTGACACGCATATCATCTCGCGACTTAGATTTTATATAAGCCCCCAGACCAATACCGGTATAGATACCAGCGAAATGAACCAGCGCCACATCCTTCGAGATACCCAATACGCCCTGGTTATATTTATTACAGGGAACGCTGCCAGAATGTTTACTGCAATCATCGCTACCCTTAGCCTTAAATCCTCCTAACTCCAGATTATTTCTTGCCTGTAAAAAGAAAAAATCGCTGGGTTCACTGTATGTCAGAAAAGCCGTATATAAGTGCTCAACCCCTCCTCTTCTTATACTTTCTCCCGCAGCAAAAGAGATCTGATGCTTGTTGCCCTTGCCAAAAAAAACATTATCATTAGCAGAACATGCGAATGCACAAGGTAATAATAGATATATAAATATTCTCTTCATATACACTCCACCACCATTTCAATGTCAATAGTTATTTTTAACCGGCTAACATATTTAAAATTTTCTACGCCACGCTTACGCTCACAGAAACGGCTGATATAGCATCCACACTACGTTCTCCCCTTGAGTCGCCCCAACGGGTGCTCAAAACGCCGCGAGTGTTGTTCAGGCACATCCAGGATAAGTTATAAGTGAATGACACTCATTTCTGACCACATTTTCATTTATGATAAGAATATCGTCAGAATCTCTTTATCGCATAAAAATACCTCTGCTATTGACTTAATATTTAATTTAACAGATGTCGCGGTTTATTCGTTCTGCTCAGATGTATTTCATTGACATTAATAAAACCATAAATAAATTCAGTTAAAATAATTTGTTAATAATGACAAGCTTTAGACGCTATGACTTTTAATAAGAAATTTCCTGCCAGTAAAGATAGTCTGGACTTACGGGTGCAAGGGCGCAGCAACATATGCCACACTTCTGTTATGTCACATTGTCCGAAAAAAGCGTCCAGACCAGTATTCAACTTCAGGGAGTATTCTGTTTTCTCTCACAACGGGTTGTTTTATCCTTTCTATCGTTCAGCTAATTACTCGCCTGTCACAGGTTTTACTACTTACCCATGCACTAATTAGGGTAAAATTTACGCGCTTGACAATGTGGCAAATCTGGACGATTTCCGCGCTGAAAACAATAATCATTCTAATAAAACTCAGGAGATACAGCATGCCTGAAGTAACACCTTTTCAGGTGCTTATTGTGGACGACCATCCACTTATGCGGCGAGGTATTCGTCAATTACTGGAACTGGACCCGGCTTTTCATGTCGTTGCCGAAGCGGGTGACGGGGCGAGTGCGATCGATCTGGCGAATCGCATTGAGCCCGATCTGATCCTGCTGGATCTGAATATGAAAGGTCTGAGCGGGTTAGATACCCTGAACGCGCTACGCCGGGATGGTGTGACGGCGCAAATTATTATTCTTACCGTCTCGGATTCCGCCAGCGACATCTACGCGCTGATCGACGCCGGCGCCGACGGTTATCTGCTCAAAGATAGCGATCCGGAAGTGCTGCTGGAGGCCATTCGCAAAGGCGCTAACGGCGGTAAAGTCTTTAGCGATCGGGTCAATGAATATCTGCGTGAGCGCGAACGGTTTGGCGCGCAGGAAGATCCCTTTAGTATCCTGACCGAACGAGAGTTAGATGTCTTGCATGAGCTGGCGCAGGGGCTTTCTAACAAACAAATTGCGTCAGTACTGAATATTTCTGAGCAGACGGTTAAGGTGCACATTCGTAATCTACTTCGCAAGCTAAACGTGCGCTCGCGCGTCGCGGCGACCATTCTATTTTTACAAACACGCGGAATGCAGTAACAAGCCAGGCCCGG